ACTTGGTTCAGCACCTGAATAGGCAGTTCCACCATTGTTGTCCAAAACTTTATATACTTTATAATCAGATGTCATAAAGTAAAAAGATGAGTTATATAAATTCGAAGCACCACTAGTTGTTGTATTTGACGCACTTATGTTATGCTCGTACATATCATAAGTTGTTCCATTTGCCCAGTTTCTTCTAGGAATTACAAAGGTAATATCTGAAGATGTTATCTTCTTTGCGCCCAACATAGAATCCCAAGCATAATACTCAGTATCTGCTGGAGAGTCACTTGGTAGTGGTGGAGAACCATCACTTCCCGATGTTGTAGCAGAAGTAAATGGAGTTGATTTTCCGACAAACAAATAGTAAGAATTTGAGGATGCTTCTGAAAAAGATTCCTCAAACTGCTTAGAATTGTGTTGTCTAAATTTTTCGGTTATAATTGCTGACATGTTGTCGTTTCCTGTCTGTTTCTTATGTTTATATTTATAAAAGTTTTACAAGGACTTTTATTAAATTGTTATTCCAGTTGCTCCTTCTAAATCTAAGTTTTGTCCTGCGTTAGAAGAAGAACCATCTGTTCCATCTAATACCAAATAACCATGTGTTATATCAGTACCATCTTCTAGTGCTATGTCACCAGTTGTTCTTATATCAATAATTGCTTCGTGAACCACTGGTAAAGATCCTAAACCTATCTTGTTCGGTGTAGTTTCTGGACTCAATGTATAGTTTTCAGCTGGAACATGACCTGTGCTTAAAATTCTGTTTGTACTTTCTAACGAAACCTGCACTGTTGTTGTTTCAAATGATTCTAAGTTTACTCTAAATCTTTGTTCATCACTATAAGTTGCAACGATGTCACCATCAAGTAACAAGAATCCACTATCATCTTCTAATCTAATATCGTCAAAGTTATCTGTATTAAAGTAATCCTCTAATAAAACATTATCACCAATTCCTTCTTGAAGTAACAAGTCAAGAGTAGAAGTTGTATCATACTCTTCAGACTCTATTACTCCATTCTCATCTAAATCAAAGTATCCTCGCTTAGTTGTTTCTTGTAATACTTTATATCCAGCAGATGTACCTTCACTATCAATACCATCTAATAATATTTGACCATTTTGTTCTAAAAGAATATCATCTATTTCAGGAGATCCAGAAAAATATGTAGACTCAACTGTTTCTAGTGTAATTTGATCGCCTTCAAATATATCACTAAATCTTATTTCACCAACTTGTTCAAAAGTTAAACCAGCATTTTCGTAATCTTGTTCTAGATGAATTTTCTCACCAATATCTGCGATATCCTCTCCAGGTGGAATAAACCATCTGTCACCTTCTTGTATAATTTTACCACTATCTTCTAATAAAACAAATCCACTATCATCTTCAAGTATTGTAAATAATGTTTCTTGTGGCAAAACTTCAACACCATCAAGTACAACATAACTTGAATTAAATTGTCCTGGAGTATCATTTTCTAATTGTATTGATGCGTTTTCTGTAAATGGATAAAACGCAAGATCTAATAATAAATTATCTTTACGAAGTGTTGGTAAATATGTATCTCGTTTAACTGTGACTTTCTGTAAAGCATAACCTTCGGCATCGCCACCTGGAGCAATAGACTCCTCCGACATCAATCTACCACCAAAGTTTCTATCTTCAAAGAGTATGCTTTCTCCATCTTCAAGAACAATTGTATCATTAATCTGACCATCAAGTTTCTTGGCAGCAATACGCATTTGTAGAGTTTCATCAAATAATGTTTCAAAGGTTGAAGCAAGTATTGGTGAGAATTTCTCAACATATTCTGGAACTACCGATCCAGCATTTCTTAATCCTACAGAAACAGTTGAAGCAATAGATACCTTACCGAATGGTTGGAATCCAGCAGGATGAACTGCTTTCTTCAACTCATTAATATAAGTTGAGAATGATTGTCCTACTTTAACCTCATAAGAATAATCTTGATAGTAATAGGAATCTTGAATACGAATTAAGTCTTCATCAATAATACTAAAGACATCAATATAAGCACCAACAGATTGCATCCAAGTATCAATAGTAGTTGTACCAGTTCCTATATCAGCATTGATAATAGTACCACTAGCACCACTTGAGTCAGTGATTACAACATCTCTATTTGAGAAATCTATAGATTGTTCTAAAATTATATTATAATTCTCATCTCTACCATCAGAAGCAGTAGCATCAGCAACAATGTAATATTGTGCTTCATCTTCCTCATATAAAATCTTTTCATTATCTTCAAGAACCAAACTGTTACCAAAAGTTTCATGTGAAACTCTACCACCTTCTTCAGTCAATAAGAAACTACTGTTGCTTATTTCTTGATAGGAGTCTATAACTAATTTACTATTTTCATCTTGTACTGGTGCACCTTCTATACTTTCTTCTAATAAAAACTCTGGTCCATTTACATCACCCAACGCAGTACCAATTGCTTGACCACTTTCTTGTCTTAGAACATCAGTAGCACTTGCTCTTGGTGTTCCGCTCTCAAGTAAAATATTAGAAAGATAATTAAATGTACCATCTAATAAAATTGTATCACCTTCATCATTAATAGTATCTGGTAATTTTGGAGTCAACGCAGTATTACCGAACCCAGATGAGTTAGGATTATAATAGTATAAAGTTGGAGAACTTGAAGCAACAACAAGTTTTAAGAATGCTCCAGCAGTACCAATTCTAATTGAAGATGCTTGTTTTGTAATCCCAGTTGTATATTCTACACCACCACCATTTGTTCCGTCAGGAGTTGTTGAGAACTCAAACTGTCTGTTGAGTGACTCACTTAAATTGTAAAGTGAACTATCTGACAAGTCAAAGTAATATGTACTACCTTCTAGCAATTCTAAAGTCGGTGCTTCAATACCATCAATAAAAAACTTTATAACATCAGCATCAGATGATGAACTTCCAGCTGTAACTTTAAATTTCTTAAATACATTTGTTGGTGAAGTTGTTCCCGTACCATTAAGTGTAACGAAACCACCACCAGCAAACTGTTGTACATCTTCTAGTATAACACCAGCAGGTGTCATTTCACCAGCATCTTCAAGTTCTATACCTTGAGAATATGTACCATCAGACTCAGAAATAATTTCCTCTACATTTCTAAAGGTTGTCTCAAGAACTTGTGTATCGGCATTCCAGGACTTCACAGTACCACTGTGAGTCGTTAAAGTATTATTGGTAGCAAATGTACCACTTACATCTTTCAATACAAAGTGTGCTCTAAAATCTAGTTCTGGTGGATTGTTGGCAGTATGATTAAATCCTGGATTAATGACATTAAGTCCAGTAGCACGACCAATATCATTAGTAAGTGCTAATAGTTTTGTTCCAGAACCACTTGTGCTTGTAACAGTAAGTGTAGGAAGTTTAGTATATCCATCACCACCATCGTTTACAAATACTCTACGAATATTACCTGCTTCAGTTGCGACAGATAAGTCAGCAAATGTTCCACTTTCTAATACAATTAAATCAGAGTCAGTTGTATAGGTATCTTGTGTTTCTTGTAATGTGTCTGTTAATATTTGATGACCAGCATCTGCGGATCCATCTGTACTATCAAGTAATATGTAATTTACATCATTACCTCTTACAAATATTTTAACACCATTTTCTGGTGCGTTAAGAAATGTCAAAGTTGTACCAGATACAGACCAAACTGTTTGATTGAGTAAGTCAGTTGTTTCTAAATTTACATCATCTAACTGAACTCTAATTGTATCGGTGTTAGCATTTAGATTTGTTAGTGTAAATACTTTTGTTTCACCATCACCTTTAAAGAAATCTTTTAATTGGTTTCCTTCTTCTAAGGCAATTTGAAATGGTTGTAGTGAAGATGAAGTGCCATCTTCAAGTACAATATTTTGTTCTGTAAGTGTAGAGTCATCTAGTGTTCCACTTTCTTGTAGAATACCACCACCAACAACACTAACAAAAGCATCGGCAGTTGATATATCTTCGTCATCTGAATTAGCAGTAAATACAATATCATCACCTACTTCATATCCAGTACCAGCAGTATCAACAAATATTTCACTTACCGAACCACCTGCTATGGATCCTACTTGTATTTTTTCTAAACCACTTCCTAATCCCTCAACATCAACATCTTCGTTTACTGAATGTAGAATACCATCATTAACAACTGTTGCGTCATAAATTACTGATGATACAGTATATGTTACATCAGTATTTCTTGTTGCTGATGTACAAGTTATAATTTCACCATCAACAAATACACCAACAATATCATCAATAACAAACTCAGTGACAGTAAAATCACCCTCAACAAATGTACCAACACTTATAACTGTAGCAGTCGCACCAGACACTTTACCTGTAATTAATTGAGAAAGTGCTTCTTCACCATCAACACCAGTAGATGTTGTACATCTTAATATAGCACGAGAACTCCAGTTACCATTAGAAACACGAAGCATAAATTGATTAGGATAAACTATTTCTGGAGTTTCTCCTAATAACAATCTAAGAAATAACTTGTGTCCTTCAGATGTACCTTTAGCAGTGTAAAGGTCACGAATACTTTTAATTAAATTTCTTTTAGAAACACCACTTGCCAAAGACTCTGGTATGGCATTCATAAATTGATCTCTCATTTGAGTTAAGAAATCAAATATGTTATTATCTACATCAGCATAATCTAATAGTTGTTGAATATTTTGAACTGGATTAGCACGATACTCTGTTACTGTTCCTGTTGAGCCAGATGTGGAACCTGTAATTGTTTCACCAGTAACAAACTTTTGTTGAGATGTTACAAATATTTGAGATTGTCTAGAGTCTTCAACAAGAACAGTTGCAGTAGCACCAGATGTACTACCAGTAATTGTTTCGTTATTTGCAAAATGACCTGTAGAACCACTATCACCTCTTTCTACGACTATTCTTTTATCTTCATCCTCACCATTATCTTCAAGTATAATATAATCAACATCATTTGTTTCTGCTCTGATGTATTGAACATCAGCATCATATTTAATTCTACCTGCTTCTAAATATTGATAATAATGTTTTAGAAATGTAACAAACAGTGGATGGTCTGACTGAATAAAGTCAGGCACTTGTCCTTCAATTAAAGGCGATATTTTATTTGCCAGTTTTGACTTATCTTCTATATCACTCATTTTTTAATATGCTGTTGTTGGTGTATAAACTGGAGTTGTATCTATCGAAGTTGTAGTTGTTACACCTGTAGAAGTTACTGTATAACCCAAACCTGTTGTTGCCTCAGCATCAACTCTACTATTAACAACTGTGTTAGCAGTATCAATTTCTAGTATTTGGTTTCTAACTGGAACTATATCATAAGAATCTGGTACAGCAACTATTCTAATATCTAACGAAGTCGAACCATCTACTAAACCAACACCTGAAATATAAACAGAACCAACTGTTATAACACCAGTCGCATAATTTACTGTTCCAGCTGTACTTGAATAATAAACTCTTGTACCTTGAGAACCAACTAAAGAATATATTCTCAAGTTACCATTACCATCATCATCAAAGAAATATTCTGTGGATGTGTCATTGTCTAGATAAAATCCTGTAGAAGCAATTACGCCACCTTGCATTGCTTGGTGACTTGGGTGTGGATTGTAAATTCTATTATTAAAGTTAATTGTATATGACGCACTAGCAACAGGTGATACAGGTCGAATAAGTTTTGCCATACTCACAACTGTAGTGTTACTTAAAATAGATCTATCAGTATCGTCAATCAAACCAGTCATTCTAGAGTGTCGGAATGAACTATTAAATTGTTGTAGTGATGTTGTATTATAAGCATTAATTGTAGTTCTAACTAAACTAGCAAGTTCTTCTTTTGTCTTGGTTGTTGCTGTTGAGTCATAATTAAAAGTTGTATTCAAAATTAAAGTTGTAACATCAGGATCAACAATTACTGGAGTAACAGAGGCAACCTTATATGGAGACAAAGCAGCAACCAAGTTACTCTTTTGTGTTGCTGTTAAATTTTGACCTGTTGTAGTCTTAACTGATATGAATACTTTACCATATTCTGGATTTGATGAAACTCCTGTGCTACTATCAAAACTTCCATCTTCACCACCCCAAACAGATACTGCCTGAGTGTTAGCAAATAATTTTCTAACATAAACTTTATAATCGTTAGGAGTTACACATCTTCCTTGAGATGCATAATCTAATGGTGCGTTTAATTTAATCGAACTAATTGACTCTGGTTCAGAACCACCAGTAGATGCTGCTGTTGTTGTAATAACAACATTAGTTACACCATCAATACTAGCAGGTGGACTAAAAGAACTAGCACCATTTGAAACTGATTTATTAGTTACCACATATTCTAGTATGACAATATTACCATTAGATAAACCTCTACTCACAACACCATCACCAAAGTAAACTTGATAGAAACCAGAATCAGTTTCCTGTAAGAAATAAACATTACTTTCTTCAGTAAGTTGTGTAATGTCTGTTGCTTTAGTATAAGTTGTTGTAGTTGAATCAGTAGAAGATGTTTGAACTTTTACAGTCAAAGTAGAAGCATCTGCTCTTGTGTCTTGTAGTAAAAATCTTTGGTCTACATTACTACTATCAACTGTATATCTTGTTGTAATGTATGTACCTTCATATAGTTTAACACCTGGAAATATAATTTCTCCACCAACATTAGTAGCAGTTACATCTGAAATTGTAACATACTGATAAGATGATCCATCTAAACTTGTAGAAAATGCTGTGCCTGACGATAATGTTTTTGAAGATTCAGGTGTAATTAATTTAACATCCACAGTAGCAACAGGTGCTCTTGCTGAAGATGTTTCATATCCTAAACTTTTAGCATGAGATACTACACTTGAACGAAGTGAGGCACTATCTAAGAACATTTCATTTGCTAACATATTAGCATTCATAGCAAGGTAGTGAGTATTATATGCGAGTGTATCTAATAGAATATTGATACCTGCTCCCTCAAAGTCATAGTCTTTAAATTCTTCTTGCGACTTCAGGAATATTTTTAGATTAGTCTTTATATTATCAAAGTCTAATTCTGTTACTCTTAATCTCTTATCGTTTACTATTGCCATTATCGTAATCTCTCTAATATAACATCTAATTCTACTAACTCTGTTGGTGCATTAACCACATAGAATTCTATAGAAACATTATATTCATTTCTATCTAAGTTTGGATTAGCACGAACACCAACGAGTCTTGCTCGTGGTTCGTAGTTTTCTATAACATCTTGTATTTTTCTTGCTAGTATTTGTGCTGTTACAGGTGTCATTAACTCAAATAACATATCACGCACACCAGAACCTATTTCTGGATGAAATGGTTTTTCATAATGATTAAGTAAAACTAGATTTCTGATAGATCTTTTAACTGCCTGAACATCAGTAATTTTATTGATGTCAGTATTACCAGCATTTTTACCAAAGAATAAATCTATATCACTATATTTTTGTGAGTTTCTTTCACTAGCATTGACTCTTTGTGCGTCATAATATGCTTCTTTAGTTTCAGACATTAGCAAGTTCCTTGTAATAATACTTATTTATAACAAATCAAGCAATGGTAGTTGGGAAAGTTGCTTTGAGATTATCTAATGCTGTGGTTAATTGATCTTGATTTAATTCTGCCATGTTTAGTGATACTTCTTTTACTTCAGCAATTAATTCTTCTGCTGGTTTCACATCTGGCAAAGGTAAATTTTGAACTTTT